GCTTTAAGAGCTTAACAAAGATACCACGCATCTGGGTGCCGGCCTTGTTATACTTGATGCCTTGAATCGTTAAGGTAGTAATAATAGCCTGCAATTCAGTGATGTCAATATTCAACTGCTTTGCAAGTACAGATATGTCACCAAAAGATTGGGCCATCTCGGAACCACGTACACGACCCAACTCGATAGTCTTGAAGAATTGGGCAGACAGTCTATCTGCCGATAATACTGTAAGATGGTAGGAGTTAATGGCGGCAGTTAAAAGATTCACTGCATCAGCCGTAGTCATTACAGATGTAATGGCTAACTTGTTAGCAGTCGCCATGAACTTGAACGTGTTGGCACCTTCAACTACCTGATTAGATAGTGCTTGGTATGCGGCTTCAACCTGATCTAGAATGTCCAAGCCGAATGCGTCAGAAAGATTACGGAGGCCCGTAGCCCACTCACCAAACGGCATGGGTTGGTTCTGCGAAATTGTCTGTACTTCTGCAATCCGCTTCTCAAGTTCTATGGCATTTCTAATCCCCTCTGCCATACTACGAACAAACTTGGAAACGGCTTGGTGGGCAAGCTGAACAGCTACTAACCTTATCAACGACTTCCAAGATACATGTAGGTCTTGGACCTGTTTATTTACATTCTTAAGGCTCTTGGTCCTAGCCATATCCATTGCTATGGCTCTGGACTGAACCCTATTCATTCTCTTTGTAGCAGCAGCACTTCTATTCTTGTCGGCGATCATCGCCTGCACATGTTTTCTGTTGAATGCTTTTTTTCTGTTTAGATCTTCAATATGTGCAGCACGCATAGTACTGTTAAGTCTCTTCTGTGCAGAATCAAGCTCAACAAGACCTGATCTTAAAATCTTAGCTGACTTAGCACCGGCAATAAATTGACTATTTGCAAGCTTATATGTTCTAGCCAATAACGAACCGTCCTTTTGGACAGTACGCACAACAGCTAGAATATCCTTCATGGACTTGCCATACTTGACAGTCCAATCTTTTGCATCCTTCAAATTCCTAACTTGACGTTCAAACGCCTCACGCATTGCTGCCTGTGCTTGCAGTAACCCGCTGACATTCATGCCAAGATCAATGACTTTATTACCACTAGCCGGCATTTGTTTCACCCCACACTATTATTTCACCGTAGGCACGTGCGTCAACGAAATCGTCAAATCTACTTTTCCAGTTGGCAAGGAAAGCGTCACGTGCTTTAAGTAACGAATCCCAAGCGGCCTGATTACCATAACCGGACTCATTAAGATAATACTGAAAGACTACAATTCTGAATACAAAATTCATTTCGGGCAGACTAGGCGTTCCGAACGTTAAATCATACGCACGTCTACCCAACCTTGCACCCAACGCTCTTGATTTGAATGGTCCCTCACTATCCTTAAACTCTAGATCCTTAATTGAGCCGTCGGGAAATCCTTTCTTTGGACCTCTGCCGCGTAAGCTCTCAGATATGATGCTCTGCATCTTAACATTTGCAGCTAATGGTTGGAATGAGGCAGCCGACATTCCAGTATCTACGTGCACGTGTTTCAGTGCTTCTTGAATGAATGCACCAACAGAGTCCTTCCACAAAGCCACAAGTTGCCTGTGTAGATATTTTGTGGCCTTATTAAAATTACCAGATCGGAATAGTCCGTGTGAATGGGTCCAAGTAAATACCGCCATCTTATCCTCCGGGGCGACCTTACGGCCGCCCCATAGTTGCCTTTGCTAATTCTACTTCACGTTCTTGATCCTCTAAATCTCGAATCTGATCGAAAGCAATAAGTTTGCAACGTGCCCATACATCACAGGTATCCCACTCGCGGCTGGTACCCGGTGGCGATATACCGAACCGTTCGCAGGCTCGGTATATCGCGTAGGGTTCTTTGCGATATTTTGGTAGCGTTATTCGCTTTGCTGCGCCACCAGCTGTGCGGCTAAAAAACGTTCTCTAGCCTCATCAATCTTATCGTCATTCATACCACAAGCAGACATTACACCACTAACGATGCGCATAATTTCCGCAGCAGTGAAACCAGAGGATTGCAACTCTGTCTTATAGTTAGCCCAAGTGTCAGGGTCCTCCATTGCGACAGTGTCCCACTCCAGTTCATCTGTAGCAGACAGTGATGCAAGAATCATGAAGGCCGTGCGTTTATTGGCCCACTCATCAATCTGTTTACCATATTCAGGATCAGCAACATTAGGAGTCCTAATATTTCCCGGTCTGATTACTTCCGGCGGCTGCGGATCGGGACAAAGGGTTTCAAAACTCTCGTAATCTTGGTCAAGTACCGCCTTACACTTAAACACAAGATCACCATCCGTTCGTGGAATGAAAACCATTTCCACATTCGGACCCTCGATTTGTTTCCCTGCATACTTCATCTCACAACTCCTAACTGTTGGTAGTACGTGCAATAGTAGGTTCGGTCACATTGCACTTGCCATTGAACGACAACGTACCGGCACGCAGATCGTGATCAGCCTGCTCATACCGGAAATCAGAGAACGTATAAGTTTCAACGTCACCGCAGCCCGCAGGAGTGGGGTCAATAACTAACTCAACATCCACAGCATACGGATTACAGAGATCAGCATCCGAAGATACCCAATCCACAGCACCATTGCGCTGCTTCATGGCATCTTCAACAGTGGGCGTACCAGCCGTTGACGCCTTACCAGAGACATACTCCCAAGTGGCGTCAAAGCGAACCTCGACAGGCTCATCGTCACCATCACGAACATCGTCAAGGTTTCCACGATCAAGAATATAATCACGATTCTTACGCTCTGCATAAGTAAAGTTACCTTCTCCAATCTTAACAGTGACTTCATTGACACCACTGTCCTTTACCTTGAGCGTTGCATTCTTAATATCGACAGTCCGGCCAACGGTCGACCAAGACTTTGCTCTAAGAATTTTCATTTGTTTTCTCCATTAAAGACTAATCTCAAAAGTGTAGTGTGCTTCTACCGAAGCCTGCTGCATAGGAGTAGTGGTTTCGATTCTTCCAAAGTAGCGAGCCTTAACACCTAACTTACCCCGATGGTCGGTCATGAGTTGAAGGCAACCCAACAATGAATCATCGTCACCAGCACCATCTCCATACTTATATACCGCAATACCAGCCGCAAAAGCCGATTGAACTTCTCCAGCTACACGACGAATGGCATGCGTATCACTAGACTCCACAACAGCACAAAGTATATTAACCTCTATTCTGCCAGTGAAGTAACCTGAACTTAACTCAGTCCAGTCAGGGCCATCTATACGAACCTCAACCCACGGAGCATTTGCAGTCGTCTCACGTGGCTCGCCCTCTACATATACGTAAGCACCACTAATACTAATTTCAAAGTGCTTGGCTATTGATGCAAAAATCCATCTGTCCCAATTAGCGTTAATAGTAGACATTAGCTGACCCCCGGTGTCGATTCTAACATCCTGATGTGAACAATGAATATCCGACGAATCTCTGCCTCTGTAATTGCTTTAATCTCATAGAGTCTGTTGTTAATGATAACGCGGTCAGTCTCTCTGTTAAGATTAAACTCCGTGTCCATATCTGAATCTAATGCTCTATCCAAATCACGAACGTCAACAACGATATACCGATCTGTCACATCAAAATACCCACCATATGTGAAGTTTTTGTTGGCAGCAATAAATGACAGGTCGTAAACAAAGTCTGGTTTTTGTCTGGCTGGCGAAACAATCGCCCGCTTAATGGTGTAGTCTGTCTCAGCCCGTGCAGATTTTCCAGTTTGCCTGTTTATTGTTAAATCCGAGTACCTACGTACAGTAATGCGCTGGCCCCAACGTCTAGTCAGAGCATACACAAGTTTACGTAGTTGACGGGTTTTACCATCAGGTATCGTCATTATTATTTAACCAAACAGGGTCTACTTTTTGCAAAGTCTCGTAGTGTTTCACCAACAGCAGTCATAGCTTTCGTATTATCAACTACAACTTGCCGCAACTGTTCCTGCTGTGCGTCCACCACTTTATCAAGTCTCAATACGAGTTCTTGCTTAGACTTCTGATCGTCCTTAGCACGACGCCAATCTCTGATCAGAAAATAACCAAGCAGCATAACCGGCACACCAAATGTCTTGCCAATTGAAATCCAGTCACCGACTGGAGTTGGCGTAGCTCCAATACCTACAAACATAGCGGGTATTACTAGGTCTGTTATTAATCTCATGTGATGTCCTCTAGTTGCGGAGTGGGCGAGCCGAAGCTCGCCCACCCACAAGTTGTCTTAGCTATAGACGAGAACACCAAGATCAGTGTCAAGAACCTTATAACCGCATAAGAGGTCAACGGTAACACGGACGCCCTGATTCTCAGCGTCATAACTAATCGTGACACGAATGCCAAGACCGTTATTTGCCTGAACCGAAGACGCAGCACCGAGACCAGCAGGCGGAAGTGCTAACGGACGGCTAACTAACGCGATAGCGTTGGGATGCCACGCGAAGTTAAAGTTACCAGCCGGACCAATACAGGCCGGCGCATCATTAGCAACGCCGGATGCAAGCAATCTATCTAACCAGATAGCCGTGGTGGTCGGCGTGGGCTCACAGACACCGTAAATCTCATCGGCGTCGTACGCACCACTAAAGTCAATAAGCTGACCAACTTGCGGAGCAACCGTGAAACCATCAACAGCTAATTCACCTTCCTCATCAGCACTATAACCAGCTAACAGGTTAATAGCACCCGGACTATACACAGTCACAGCGGCGTCATTTACAACAGCCGACGTAAGACCCGGCGAAACCACAACAGCCGTGGTCGGTGCGCCAGTGACAGTGACAACCTTCTGAGGAGTCATATCACCAGCAACCGTAAGCCACGAACCATCAACAATCGTAGCAGACAGGCCGTCAATGGTAAGCGACGTGCTACCAGCAACATAGCCATCACCCTCATTGATCAGGAACGCCTGCGTGGTATTACCAGAGGTAATCTCGCGGTTGTTCTGACTGTGAATATACTGTGTACCAAGCAATTCACCAACAGACGCAGTACGTAACGCCGTACCCTCATCACCCAAGATATGCGCCTGAGTAAAGTCATCAACATTAAGAACCTGACCCTTTGCAGCCGAAGTGATACTGCAATACCTCGGAGAATCAGGAGTCAACAGCTGATTGAACTTCGTGTCAAGAGCAACAAGCGAAGACTTAGTAAGCGACGTACCTAACTTACCAACGTTGTTGGCAAGGAACTGATACTTCTGAGCGCCAAGACCCAAGTCAATATTTCTAGCGATGCCCTGAATCGCGGGCTCAAGATAGATTTTAACCAAGTCTTGGAAACTCTTACTAGCCTCACTGTCATCAATAATGAACGAGATGTGATGCCACTGGTCGAGCTTAACCTCAACGTCAGTCGCGGCCACATCGCTATTCGTAACAGCCGTACTTACAGTCTTGCGCCGTGAATACAACTTGGCGGGTCTGCGAGTATGAATGGTCTCGCCAAACTTCGCAACTTCATCCTCGAAGTCACGGTGAACAAGTCCGGCCATAATAAGGTTCTGTTCAAGAACCATTAAACCCTCTTGCGCCCAAACCTCAGGCACAAAAGCTGAAACCGAGTTAACACCGACTGTACTCCAGCCGGGTGCAGCAATCCAATTCTTCATTGTGATCTCCTATGCTTTCGTGAAATTCAGTTTGCCTTCCGCCTTGGCTTTTCTGTACTCCTTAGGCGTCATGGCTTTTACTTCTTCCTCGGTATAATATCCGTCTTTTCCGCCAGCACCGTCCTTGGTGTCTCCACCAGCACCACCGGAACCCTTACCTTTGAAGAGATTAAAATATTCCTTTTCATCGGACATCCTCTTGACTGCTTCGGGGATAGTCAAGTCAAGAGTAATTAACTTACCTTCCTCATTGGGGAAGTCGAACTTCACCTTAGTTGTATACGTCCCTAAGGGTTTATTTTCCTCGTCTACATCCTCTACGAGTCGTGATTTTGACTTAAGCAATGCTACAACTTGCTTAGGATTGATAGCCTCATTACCAACGGCAGCATCAGTAATTGATCTACTGATTGTTGAATCATGGAATAGATTAGAAAACTTATCCTTCTCCTGTGTTACAGTTTCAAGTGCCTTCGTATGTGCTTCCTCTGCGAGTTTCTTTGCTCTTGCTAATTTCTCAGTCTCAGTTAGCGAGGATGTTTTAATATCATCTAACTTCCTCTCCAGTTCGGCTTTATCCTCGACTAACAGCTTAGACTTTGCAACAGCGGCCTTTGCTTCACCCAGCGCCTTCTCAGTCTTGGTGGCGTTCTTGCGTCTGTCCTCTGCCAAAATCTTATTTAACTCCTCTTGACTGAACGTCTTGTCCTTATCACCTTTATCCTTGTCACCCTCTTTGTCATCTTCACCCTCTTTGTCATCTTCACCAACACTGCACCAACCTCTTACCATTAGCCACTTTTCCATCTTACGACTCCTAACTGACCCTATGCACAAGAATAGACTTCTGATCGCGAAGGTACGGCTTTAGATAGCGCCAAGCTGTAACACTTGGAACACCCGCCGCGATGTGTTCAGACGTTCTATTCGTGCGATAGGTAGCACGAATGCTTGATATACCCTGAGACACCATGTTCAGGTTATCGAATTCTATCTCCATATCCACTCCATCTAGGAGTGCTAACATTATCAATGAGCAGGCGATTTTAATGTCATCAGGAATAGTAGTATCCGCATCACGCGGGAACTGTAATACCTGATCGTCGTCGGCTTTCTCGCCAACAAAGTTCAATCTATCAATAACGTCAGTTGCCTGCTTAATTGCCTTGTTTTTCTCGGATGTACTGGCATCATCATAAGGATCAGTGTCAATGACACGCTCAAAGATGGCATCAGCTTCTGCTATTGTGATGTATTCTGTTGCCATTATTTCTCCTCGCCTCTGGTTTTCTTCTTACCAGTATCATCTAGGGCTGAATCTTGTGTTTTATCCTTTTCATCGTCCTCATCGCCCTCAGCGGCAACAGTATCGTCAACACCACGTGTCTTTAGGGCTTGGGATTCTTGGATTCTCGCCAATCTTTCAGCATGATCCTTCTTTGCTTGCTCAACTTGGCCCGGAGGATAGCCAACCGCTTCACTAGCGAAAGCAACACTAACAAGACCAGCCTCAAGGTCCGCTGTAAGCACTTCTCGGTCAGTAACGATAACCTCAGCATCATCGATTTCCTTATGGATGGCCGCAAGTTGCTTATCTGCGATCTTATGGCCGATTGTGGTTGTAACAATTTGCTTGGCCACATGCTTCTTGAACTCCAATGACGGAATCTTCGGCAATAAGTCAGTAAGCTCCTTAGCTTCCGCATGTCTATCCTCGTCAGAGCGTAATGAGTAGTTTGTAGGATACTTGATCGTTGCATCAGGAGTCTCGTCCTCATATTCGGCCCAGATTGCAGCAATCATTCGTTCGCCATACTCTGCCTCTGAGCCAATATTAGCAAGACCAGACTCAAGACCACGTTGATCTAACTCTTTACTCTCAGCACTTGCACGTCTAGGTTCGATATTTGTCAAACTCAAGTTAATGAGTTGGCGAATTTCTTGTTTAAGTTGATCCTGCTTCTCCATCGACACCCTAAGCGGCTCTGAACTAGGATGAATGAAGCCCGGTCGTTCTGCATTAATAGGATACCTACGACCCTTAGTAGTTCCTACCTCAACCTCTGCATCTGTGGCGATGTGTGCCTGTGTAGCCTCACCATCTTTGGTACCACTCACTGTTTTAAGCGACCCGCGTCCCTTAGCGAGTTCCGAGATAGGGTCATACTGCTCAGTGTAGAACGGATGATTGGCCTTAAGGCCATACATAATGTCGCTTGAAGCCATATTCGTCATAGCAACTTGAATGTCAGCAACATCAGCAAGTAAACTCTGATTGAGTTCAAAGAGAACGAAAGGAATACGTGGCAAATCGAGTACCATTAGTTCGCCGTACTCATTGCTATCCTCATCATAGAATTGTATTGTTACAAACTTTGTATCCTCAACTTGAATAAGTCTCAGATGTCTGAATCTAACAACTTCTTCCTCAACGAGACCAGTTTCCTCATTGGGTTCATCAACATAGTCACGGAGCAGTAGCGAACTTAATTCATTATCACCATTGTAAGCCCAAGACCGAATGTTCTCGGCAGTATACCGGTATAGATACGGCCTGTTATCAATCGTATCTTGCTTCGTCGGGTTCTTAGGTAACGGCTTCCTATCAACATACACACCAACTTTACCCATTGAAGTTAATTCGGGTAAAATCTTTCTGGTCATGAACCCATCAATACTATTACCGTCTCTGTCTACACCGCTGCCCTCACCACTGATAGCATCACGATACAGCTGTGTACCCTTTGATCTTGTAACATCAGGCATACGCTGTGCGATAGAATTATTGATATCCATAAGTGCGGCTTTGGCGTGCGCAGAACAATACGAAATTTTCTTTCTAGACTGTAGCTCTGTATCAGTCTCACGGACACTGAACGCCTCAAGATATTCATCAACAAAATCATGCCCGCCTTTATAGGTGAAGCGGAATTTCTTCCACTCATCTACAAACTTGTCATAATCCGGATGAGTAATTTCAGCAATCTTTTCCATTAAATAACATCCTCAGTTATTGATTTCGAGACAGCGACACCGGCCGCCAATGGTAAAGCGACCTCTGAATAGTTTCTGGCGTGAGCAAAGTGATCTGCATCATTATCACCCTTGAGATACTTACCAACTTGATTTCCTTGTTTATCTGTCTCATATACCCTTACCAGAGCCTTGACATGTTCTTTGTATTCTAGCGGCGTATCAAGGGGCAGAGTTATTCTGCCCTCACACTTAAACCGACTCAAAGACAAGTCAAGACTAGATGTCCTGTCAACAACAACAGAATGACTTTCACCTACTCTAATTTCTTTAGCCGTAAGTCCCTTGCCATACGTACACAGGCGGACATGTCCATACATACTGTTTGCAAATTCAAGAGCCTTTCGATGTTCAGGCTGTGAGTCAATCACGCAAAACTGAGCGTGATTCCTAATCATCAGGTTCGGTAACTCCTCAAAGTTCTTCACCTTTCCTACTTTCAAAACCTCACACCTAGCCATTGTACTTATGTCCGGTGAAGGCTCGCCGTCTATGAACCACCTGTCAATTTCATAGTGCAACCAGCTACCAACGTCAACACCCATAGTGATGATACCACCAGTAGGTATCATGTCGTCCATGTGCCGCGTCTTGATACATGAGTCTAAGTCTGCATCTGTTACCTTCGCACCTTCTACAAAGTGCGTAAGTCCTAGTTTGGAATTAAAGAATTCCTGTTCGTCAGTAGGGTTTATCAAAGACTTCAAATAAGCGACTGCAATTTCCCACGGTCGAATTGTAGGTGAATACAACTGGTTAATATAAAAGCCGATTGAAGTGCGTCCCTCAAAACTCGGAACCCACTCGCCAGTTGATAACCATTCAATCTTATTCTCATGTGGGAGAACGCCGCCACACTCAGGACACATGATATAAGAATCAGATAACTTCGGGTCAAGAATATTGTCGGCAGTAATAGTTAAGCATGCCGGAAACGATAGCTCGATAAACTTTGAACAAGACGGGCACTTGAAGAAGAAATGGTTCTGCGTCGAGTTCTTGAAATAAGTATTGATACCTCTGTTCTCAATGGTTGGTGTTGAGAGCATAAGTGCCTGTTTAGTAACCTGACCAGACATCCGCTCCATAGCCAACGGGATATTTTCCTGATTCATCTCATCAACTTCGTCAAAGACCATCATACCCACAGGGTCAGATTTCAACTGGCTCCGGCTACGACTGCCTCTGATAAAGAGATTTGCCGACCCCGCTCTCTTATGGTGAACATTCTTCACATTTGAAAACAAGTTCTTCAAATGCGGGCTAAGTTCTAACGCAGGGTCAAATCGTGATGTGGAGAAGTTACTAGCATCAGGATTCGAACACGGCAATACATACAATACACTTATTCCATACATATCTATTTTGTACAAAGAACGATTCAAAGCCCACTCGGTATATCCCATCTGGGCCGACTTCTGACCTATTGCCAACTCAGAGTTGCAGTCCAACATATCCTTGAGCCAAGGATGATGTGTAAAGCCCCAAGCACCGGGGTAGGGTTGGCCCATAACCCTATACTGTCCTGCCCACTTTGAGCAAGTCCTGATAGATTTTCTTTTCAAACCTGTGCCAATACGCTCTATTAATAGTTCTTTTAACTTATGCACTATTGTCTTTCATAGAGGAATTTCGCTGCACCTATGATCGTTTGCATCACACCTAAGTCGCCCGCGTCTGTAGCCACAAGGTTAACTCCAATAAGCAGTATGTCGCCCGGAGCAAGTCCCGTAGGTGTAATGGTAAAGTCAAAATCTGCAAGCGTCAAGCTGTTGATACTTTGAATTGCAGTTGTACATATGTCAGCACCAACACTGGCCTCTTCATCGCTCTTATAACAAACTACATCTATTTGTGCATCGTCATCTGCCACAGTTGTCAAGACACCTGCATGAAATCTCATTGTCAGGATGCCACCATCCTCGTAGTCTGACGGTAATGTTGCTGTCAGATAACAATCTTCATCAATAGTCGTACCACCAAAGTCACTGCCTACAATGCTTGGCGCATCAGTTCCAAATGTACCAACCACAAATCCGGGATTTGTGCCATCACCCGCAACCGGTAATGCTACTTGAAAATCTACCAGACAAAAAGCATTGAGCGGGATTTGAAGTGCATCAAGTCCACCCGGCTTATCAATTTCTGTTGTAGTACCCATTTATACCCACCAAGGAATGTGAAGTCCAACATTATTATCTG